TATGTAAACTACTTTATGCAGCAATCTGACTAAAGTTTTTAATTTTTTCAAATCTGACGTGTGATTCAAACTTTTCGCTAAATTGATCCCCGCGGTGTGAGATCACAAAGATATTGTCGTTATTATTTAAATTATGTAAAGTATCAATTAAGTTTTCAACACCAGTTGCATCCATTGCGCCATCAAGAGTTTCGTCAAGAATAAGCAAGTTTGTTGAAACTGAATTGCGCAGTTTAGCAACAGCTCGCCAAGACATCATAATAGAAAGAGTAATCCGAAGCTTCTCGCCTTCAGAAAACGACGAATACGAAAAGGCATCACGGAAACGAGATTTAATTATTTCATTAAAGTTTTCGTCAAGATGGAAGTCAACAAACAGTTCAAACGCAGACAGATATTTGTTAATAAGTTTATTCATAACTGGAATGTATTGTTTAATAATTCGTGTTTTAATTCCACCATCCTTGAGCATTGTATTCACTACACTCAATGTTTCTTTTTTATCAAACAATTCGTTTTGTTCAGACTGCAATAGTTTAAGGTTTGTATTATAACCATCAAGCTTACTCGTGTCAACTTCTTCAACTTCTTTTTCTGCGTCGTCAAGTTCTTTTTTATACGACTTGAGTGCATTCATCGACATTTTAATTTGAGCTCTATGTTCTCCAATATTTAAATTGTTTTCCTGAATTTTATCTTCAACATTTGAAATTTCTTCAATTCTTGATTCACATTCATTTATCTTTTCCAATAAATTACCAAGACCGTCTTCTATTTCAGTAACCTTATTACCTTTTTCAGTAATAACGTTTTCCTTGAAATCGTGATCAATACCTTGTTTGCAAGTAGGGCAATTATCATTATCGTGGTAAAAGCTTAAATCTTTTTTATATGTTCTAATGTTATTTTCTAATTCACGCTGTAAACCTTTTGCATTTTCTAGACGTTTTTTAATTGTTTGTTTATCAGATATAGTTCCAATAAGATCTTTGATTGTCGTTTCAACTTTTTCAATTTCATCTTTTTCTGTTTCTATTTTTTCAAGATGAGCTTGGATTCTTTCTTTAATTTTGTTAACTTCCGTTTCCTTAATTTTTAAAATAGAATCATTATGTTCTTTTGCACTTTCAATCTTTGAATCTATAATATCTATTTGATAGTTATTTTCTGTTATAGATTCTTTGTTTGTAGAAACTTTATCTTTTAGTAAATTATTCATTGTACTAAAAACTTGGATGTCAAGTAGATCTTCAATTATTTCACGGCGAGAGTGCGCTGGAAGCTCCATAAAAGGAACATACGTAGCACTACCCAATACCACAATTTGATTAAACGACTTATAATTTAGGCCGAGAATGTTTTGTTCCAAATACGATTGGTAATCTCTTGATGCGGCATCTTGGTCAACCAATTCACCACCGCGATAAATTTCAAAGATATTTGGTTTAATACCACGACGAATTAAATACTCATTTCCCGAAACTAAAAATTCAATTTCAACTACAGCATCTTTTTGATTAATAGAGTTTACTAATTGTGGTTTATTTACTTTACGAAACGGTTTTCCATATAAAGCAAAAGTAATAGCATCAAGCATTGTGGAATTGTGACTTACAATACCATTAGCGTAAAATTCTTTTACATCTTCAATCTGTAAATCAAACAAATCTTCGGTAAAGTCTTGCTTAACAACAGATATAACTTTTTCAAAACCGTCTTTGGTATCTAGATATTCTCCAGGTTTTATATTTTTAATTGGTATCCAATCGGAGCTATACAGCATGTGATCTGGAGATCCTTCTACTGATTTGCCGGATTCCAAAACTACCTTCATAACTTCAGAATCGTATGCAGTTACATCAGCATATTCTATTCGTTTTTTACCTTGGCGAGTGGTGGTAGTAAGACCGCCAATACATTCTGGATGGTGCTTATAAAATTCAACAATCGTTTCAATGTTTGTTAACATAATTTTCAATCTCATTAATAGTTACAACGCCTGATGGAACAAATCTTTTAATAATTTGTTCTTTCGTCATTAATTCATCTCTAAATAAATGCAAAAGATATTCTTCTACATCACTGTATGGTTTGTCGCACAAAGGACATGATAAACTCATTATATTCATCCGTTTCTTTTAATATGAAAGCATTATACTTTTTGCTTTGCGAATTCTTTGAATTTCTTCATCACATCTTTATCAACAAAGCCTATTTCAACTTCAGTTAAGCCACGAAGGCACTTACCACTACCGTTCGATCCACTTACTAAAGTAGTTTTGCTTTTATCTAAATTGATTTCAGTAAATACATTACCGGTCGATAGTACATTTTTATAGCGTACTTTTTTAAATTGTATTTGCATTATAAATCCATTGCCTCTACATAAAGTTCATCAATAACTTTTTTGATTTTTTTCTTTTCTACTGCAGTTTCAATAGAATCAATATATGCATGTAGAATATCTTTTGTTTCTTGGGTTTCATCGAGAATTTCATCTACACCAGAAGACTCTAGGTTGAGTGTATCATCAATAGATTTTACGTCAGCTGCTCCGCTATCTGCTATTTTATTTAGAAACGTATCATACAAATATGCATTTGTTCTATTTTTTACAATTACTTTTACATACGTATTTTTTAATGCATCAGTGTCAATATTCGTGATATCTTCAATAGTCATATCTTCGTCATCATATTCAATTTTATAGAAGATGCGATTAGGATTTTTTACAAGTTTAATATCTCGAGTCTCTGTATCAAACACATGAAAACCACGGCGACCGTTATAATCAGTCCATGTCATTTCGTATTGAGCGCCGAGGTATTTGATATTACCATATTCCGAAGGGTGGTGGAAATGGCCGGAATACACAGCTTCAAATCCAGAAAATATATCTTTCTTTAAACCATGATCACAAAGCATACCTTTCATCATTTCAAAACCTTCAATTTCAAAATGTCCTAAAAGAATGTTTGCGTCTGAAGAACTAATAGCGGCATGGCATTCTTCACGATTGTTTTTAGTAATCCACGGCACCATCATAAATTTAGTAGAACCAAATGTTAATTCTACAGGTTCGCGGTCGTATATGTGGAAATTATCATATTCTTGTAGTAACAAAGACATAGAATTTACTTCGTTTGTATTTGTATAATAAACACTATGATTACCAACAACTGCGTGATATTCTATATTGCGAGACGCTAACTGGCTAAAGAAAAACTCTTTTGCTCTTTTCAATGTAACGTAGTTAATATACTTGCGTCTATCAAACGTATCACCGAGATCCATTACAGTTGTAATTTTGTTATCATCTAAGTAAGGAAAAAACACTTCTGCAAAAAACTTTTCTTGATGATCCAAAAATATTTTGCTATCACCTCTACAACCAAAGTGATTATCATTAATAAAAGCAATCTTCATTTATCGTCGTCTTCCTTCTTAACTTCAACTTCGATTGTTTCTATAATTTCTTTAGGTTGCTTTGGAATTTTACTCTTTGCTAGCTTTTCCTCATAGTCACTAACAAAGTGATTTATATAATCTGCGTTTGTATTTAAATGCAGCTGCACTTCGTTTGATTCATATGTAGCGCCTTGGGCAACCATGTTATGAGATGATTTAAAGCGAATATACATTTGCTTTTTTTCTTTTTGAATACGACGCAAAAACGCGTACCAAATAATTTGTGTAAAATATGCAAACGGGTTTGATGATTTGTTGTGATCAAAGTTGCCAATATATAAAAGACAGTTTTCAATACCATCCATGATCATATCTTCTTTATAGGTATATCCTGAAAAGTTTGGTTTTGTTGCTAGACGATTTGCTATTTTAAAAATACATTCGCCAATATAATTTGGCACAGTAGGCAAATTATCACCTTGATTTTCAGCCTCTTGGCATTTTTTCTTGTACTCAATAAGAGCATCTAGTAAATCTTTGTTGTTTACGTAATTTCTTTTTGCCCGGCGAGCCATGATACTACTCCTTTATATCTTTGTTATATACATTTTATATTAGAATTTGAAAAATGTCAACTGTTAATTTGAAAAATATTTTCATCAACTGTGCATTTTTCTATTGACATTTTCGAAATAATGAGTATAATAGAATTAATAATTCTGGGAGTTGTGGTATACTATTCTAACGGTATGGTGTATATTTTAAATGGAAAATGTTCTTCTGAGTATATTTCTATACGTCTCTTAAAGTGATTAAGAGTATAGTTCGTAAATGCTCCTACAGAAAGGTCATCTGCAATATCGTACAGAGTAGCTTTATTTGAGTCATCAGCTTTACGTAACGTTCTACCAATTGATTGAAGTACTTTGATTTCAGATTTAGATCCGGAAGCAAATATTACATTGTCTAATCTTTTAATATTTACACCAGTTGAGAATACACCGTATGATGCTAATATGTCGTGTTGTTTAATTGGATCATTTTCCACAAGATGTCGAATGTTTTCACGTTCATCACCCTTTACCCCACCATATACAAAATGTAATTGACGATCGTCTCTCCGAAGGAGTGGCTCTAATACCTTACCATGTTTTTCAACAAGATCAAAAAGAATAAGATTATTTTGACCTTTCAAAGACCAAACTAAATTACGAATGAAAATGTTTCTCTTTTCGTGATTAATAAGGTATTCTCTTTCGGCAGGATATCTTTTTTGTTTAACTTGGATTGAATTAAAAGCTTTACGGAAATCTTTTCGTTTATTCTCAGGGTGAGAAAGTACTAAAGCTTTTACTTGAAAATTTGCTACGGTGCCTTCTTTAATAAGATCTTTTGTTTTTACAAATCTTTTTACTTGGCCAAAGCATCCTTCTAAAACTAGCTGATGAGTTTTTGATTCGCCTGATTTTAACGTTCCAGTAAAACCGTGTCTATATTCGCAATCTGTTAATTTTTCCATAATTGTAGTTAAAGATTTTGCTTGAAATAAATGAGCTTCATCTCCTAGAACAACTCTAAATTGGTCAAACCATTCTTTAGGTTGTTTTATTAATGACTGCCAAGTACTAATAACAATAGGTGCAGAAGTTTCTTTATCTACTCCACCTTGTATTTTATATATTATAGAAGGATCACATCCATAGTCTTGAAAGTCTCCAGCCATTTGATGAACTAGCGATATTGTTGGAACTACAACTAATGTTCTATGACCATACGCTTGTGCATAATGTTGCTGTATCAAATAAATGATAAGTGATTTACCAGAAGAAGTCGGAGATAAAGATAATGAACGATTGTTTTTAATTGCATTAACAATGTATTCATTTTGATAATCACGTGGAACAAATTTACAATTAATTTCCCGTGCAAGCTCAGTCCCATAATCATCTGGTACAATATGGTCTGTAATCATTTCATCAGGAATTGAAATTTCATAATCACGTTCTTTGCAAAACTTTTTTAAATATGCTAGTAGTCCTACGTACAATACAGGTCGCATAGGTTGATACATGCGGATATATCCGTCCCACACTCTAGCTTTAAATTTTGGACTGAATTGATATCCATCAGGTCGAAAAGAAAAGTAATTCATTATTTCTTGGCGTATACCTGGATCCGCCGTAACTTTCATATGTACCGCATTAATCGGCTCAACTGTCACAATGTCATTCATTATCTACCTGCAATTTATTATTATCCACCAGCTTGAAAGCGGGCCCAATCTATCATGTTCTTAACTATGAAGTTCCTATTATTTATCTGTCTAACAATACTTTCCAAATACTTTGCTCTTTCCTCGTGTAAGGCTATTTTTAAGCTAAGTTGTATTATTTCACTATCGCTCTGAACATAACGGTCTAAATCACCACGAAGAACTTTAAGCTGAAAGGGTTTCCATCCTCTATCTTTAAGATCCAATTCGTCCATTGTTCCGTTATAATAGTCTGACTTTATTTTTTGAAATTCAAGTAAGTCAGCTTTTAGCTTTTTTACCTTTAGAGCTTCGCGGTAAAAAAGGTTATAGTACTTATTATGAAGCTCAGGAATGCGTGAAGATTCACGAGACAAGTTAGTTTCGTCAATCTTACAATCCTGAGCCCATAGATGATTTATTTCATCAATATCCATATCGCGCGTCTCCATTATATAGCATACAGTATTAATATATCACAGAAGTGAGTAAATGTCAACCGTTCTGTTTAGCTACACGCTTATCATATTCCATTCTATCGATAAGACCTTCATTCATAAGTCTTTGACGGTTAACTTCGTGAGCGGCCTGCGTTTCTTCTTTAGACCCACCAAAGTATGAAACTGCATGTCCTTCTTCGATAAGTATTTCAGTTAAACGCTTATCTTCACCGTTATAATCTTCAATTATAAAATCGCCAAGTACTCGTCCAAACTTTCCTTTCATATCCTCACCCTTTTTACTTACTTCAGTTTTAAGGATAACATCTACATCTCCGGAAAGAAGTTCTTTTACTCTTGCTTTTGCGGCCTCTCCAAACAAGTCTTCAACTTTATCTGAAGTTCTAGATTCTGGAGTATCAATACCCATGATACGTACTCTTTCGTCTGCGAGGACTACGCCAAATCCTAATTCTATATCGACATCAACAGTGTCTCCGTCAATTACTCTATTAATTGCGCATCTGTATTCGTACATTTATTATTTCCTTATAGTTGTGTAATTATAAAATCTCTAAAAGTAAAACTTACCGTTGCTTGTGGATACGTGACATCGGTTTGAGTTGTATCAAGAGTTATATCAGATAGGTTTGTTGGAAAACAATCCCTAAACTGCATGTTTATGTTTGGGTTTTTGTGGCTATTCATAATCACAAGTGAAATATCTGTAAGAATTCCATATTCACCATCCTTTATTCTGTCAAATTGTGCAAATTCTTCATTGAACGTCATATCTTTTAACCAATTGTAAACTTCTATGTAATTATTCATAGATTCGTCAACTATAAATGATAAAGGCAATTCACCGTAAGTTAATCGATCTCCAGGAACTGGGACAATTTTAAACGGTGTATTCTGATCTACCTGCGCGATTGATACAGACGGAATTGTTATAGCCTGAGTAAAAAACTCTACTTCTGGTAACCTTTTTACAGTTACAACGAATTCTAATGGCGATAAAAAATTGGTTATCATTCTTTTTCCTATTTACATTTATACACAAGTGGTATATAATCTATTTATAAGAAATGGAATCAATATAAATAAATCTACAAACCGTGGTGTTTCACTCGAATGGTAAAAAGAAAAAACAAAAATCCTCCTATACTTATCAATCCATGCGTAAATATATGTATTATTGAAAATAATTCGTGTATAGGTTGTAAGAGGACCCAAAGGGAAATTTCTGAATGGTTCTGGATGGAAGACGAAACGAAACAGAAAATAATGATGTCTTTGAAAAAAAGATGGTAATGTTAGCTACGCAGGATCCATGTGATGATTGTACCCATTGGGTAGGAAGAATATAGATATGAAAAAATATATATTTGATGTTGATGGGACTTTAACTCCAAGCCGTGAAAGAATAAACAGACAGTTTGGAATTTGGTTTAGTAAATTTTGCCAAGAAAACGATGTTTATTTAGTTACAGGTAGCGACCGTGCCAAAACGATTGAACAAGTTGGCGCGTTTATTTGTTTTAAATGTAAACGAGTTTATAATTGTTCTGGCAGCGATGTTTACCAAGGTGACAGTAATATAAGAACTTCTGAGTGGAAAATACCCAATGATCTTAAAGCAAATTTAAATCTGTGGCTTAAGAAAAGCAAATTTCCTATACGAGCTGGTAAACATTTAGAAGAAAGACCTGGGTCAGTTAATTTTAGCATTGTAGGTCGAAACGCATCTCGCGAAGAAAGAGCACAATATGTACAATGGGATTTAAAAACAAATGAACGTAAAGCTATAGCACAAAAAATTAATATTCTTTTTCCGAGTATAACTGCGAGTGTTGGTGGAGAAACAGGTCTCGATATTTACCCAAAGGGAAATGACAAATCCCAAATACTCAAAGATTTTTCAAGTAAAGATGTTATATATTTCTTCGGTGATAAAATGGATAAAGATGGAAACGATTATCCATTAGCTAAAGAATTAAAACACCCTAACAAATCTTTTTGTGTAGACAATTGGGAACATACATTTAAAATTTTAAAGGAGCTTAAAGATTGAAAACTGGTATTGTAGCATCATCATTTGATTTACTACATTCAGGACATATTATGATGTTAAGAGAAGCAAAGACAAAATGCGATCATTTAATTTGTGCTCTTCAAATAGATCCTAGTGTTGACCGTAATGAAAAAAATTCACCAATACAAACTATCGTTGAAAGATATACACAATTAAGCGCAGTAAAATATGTCGACGAAATTTTAGTATATCAAACAGAAAAAGATCTTGAAGATATATTAGAATTGTATCCAATAGATATTCGTATATTAGGTGAAGAATACAAAGATAAAGATTTTACAGGACGTGAAATTTGTAAACGTTTAGGCATTTACATTTATTTTAACAAACGAAATCATAGCTTTAGCTCCAGCGGTTTAAGAAAAAGAGTTGCGATGAGAGAAACTGTTTGACATTCTAATAGAATCAGTATAGACTGAAATATCTAAATATTAAAAGGTGAAAAATTATGATTCAATTGCAGGGAAAACTTCCACGTAATATTAATGTAGCATGTTCAGGTGGTGTAGACTCCATGGCCGCTGTAGATTTTTTGAGAAGAAATCATAATGTAAATCTTATGTTTTTTGACCACGGCACTGAGACGTCGGCTGATGCTCTAGAATTTTTACGTGAATATATTAATAAAAAGAATAATGTTTTTATTGAAACGCCAACCGCTACATCTATGACATTAAGCATAGGACAAATTTGCAACAAAAGAAAAAATAGAGAGTCGGAAGAAGAATATTGGAGAAACGAACGATATAATTTCTTTTTTCAAGAATCCTCACCAGTTATAACATGCCATCACCTAGATGATTGCGTAGAAACATGGATTTGGTCTAGTTTTCACGGCGAAGGAAAAATCATTCCATATTCAAACAGAAATGTAATTAGACCGTTTCGATTAAATAAAAAGGCGGAACTGGTAAATTGGTGTAGGCGCAATAGTGTACCATGGATCGAGGATACGTCAAATGAAGATACAGCATATATGAGAAACTTTATACGACACGAAATTATGCAAAAAGCACTGATCGTAAATCCCGGGTTACATAAAGTGATTTCTAAAAAAATTAACAAAGATTATAATATTTAACCTTTTAAGATATTTTTGTTATTATAAATAAAACTAAACAGAGTCCAAGATGGGTGCAAAAAATGAATAAAAACGAATCAGTTTCAGGTACGTTAAATTATATTGACGATATGACGAATAAAAAAGCACAGCGCAAATCTCCTAATATAGTACCGCAAAAAAATTCTGTACAAGTTAAAAAAATACAAGCTCCTAGGAATGAATCGATTTCTGCTGCAGAGCCGCATTTAAAACAATTTGCTGGTATGCTTAGCGAAGAATTGTCGAATGTAAAAAAATTAAGAGCAGAAGAAATAGAAAAAATACGTTTTGAGCAAGCCGAAAAAATACGTGTGGAAGAAGCCGAAAAAATACGTGCGGAAGAAGCCCAAAAGGCCAGACTTGTCCGTGAACGTGAAAGAATACGCACAGAAGAAGCCGAAAAGGCGCTTAT